ATTAACGAACTCATCAAGAAGCTCGATAAGCTGGACCGAAAGGAACAGCCGATGCGGGTTGATGTAGAAGGCGATCATGTCACCGTCACCAAAGGTGACGACGTAGTGACAGCGAGGAAGTAATGGCTGACAAGACTACAGCTACAACCGACTTTAACCTCGACCTCAATACCATCATTGAGGAAGCTTACGAGCGTTGTGGCGCTGAGCTGCGTACGGGTTACGACTTCCGTACGTCGAAGCGTAGTCTTGCCTTGCTTCTGATGGACTGGGCTAATCGGGGTATCAACCTCTGGACGCTAGAGGAAGGCACCAAGACGCTGACCTACAACGTCGGTACGTATGATCTGCCGGTAGATACGGTAGACCTGCTGGACCATGTGATCCGGACTGGGTCTGGTACGAATCAGCAGGACATCAATATCTCACGCATTTCGTCCAGTACCTACGTCTCCATCCCGAACAAGAATGCGACGGGTCGCCCGATTCAGATTTGGATCAATCGTCGTACGGGTGCCACGGGTGCGGATAATGTGATTGTCTACCCGCAATTTACGGTGTGGCCGAAGCCCGATAACAGCACGACTTGGATTCTGTACTACACCCGCCTGCGCCGGATGTTTGACCCCGGTACGGGTGTGAACGGACAGGATATCCCGTTTCGGTTCTTGCCCTGCATGGTAGCGGGGCTGGCCTACATGCTGTCGATGAAGATTCCCGGTGCGGCGGAACGCACGGCACTGCTGAAGGCTGAATACAACGAAGCTTGGGATTTGGCGGCAGGCGAGGACCGGGAAAAGGCGGCGGTTCGGTTTGTCCCACGTGAGAGCTTCTTGGGTGGTTACTAATGCCAAACAGGTTTGCAAGTGGCAAACACGCGATTGCGATGTGCGACCGGTGCGGGTTTCAGTACAAACTGCGCCAGTTGAAGTCGATTGTGATCAAGACCAAGAACGTGAATATCTTGGTCTGTCCGGAGTGCTGGGAGCCTGACCAACCCCAGTTGTCTCTTGGTCTGTATCCTGTGGATGACCCGCAGGCTCTACGGAACCCGAGACCGGACACGAGTTACTTTGCGGTCGGTAATGACGGTGCCAATGGTAGCCGTCAGATACAATGGGGCTGGGCACCCGTGGGCGGGGCCAGAGCGGATGATGCCGGACTGACGCCTAATGATTTAGCGCCGTTCGGTGAAGTAGGAACGGTGACGGTCGTTACGACCTAGGAGACTGAGATGGCTATGACTTTGAAGGAACACGCCAAACTTCCGGCGAACAAGGCCCACGGCAAAAACGCTAAGGGCTTTCGTGCTGGTGGCAAGACCAACAGCGAGATGAAGAAATATGGCCGGAATATGGCGAAGGTGATGAACCAACGCAGCCCCGTCCGTAAGTCCTCTGGCCCGAGGTAAGTGCCATGAAAGAATTAAATCCCGGCAAAATCCGACCGAACACCGACTCGACGGGGCGTAATGGCTACCCGGAGAAGGATGTGAACAAGGGCGTCACCCACATGGATATGAAGGGTGCTGGTGCTGCGACGAAGGGTAAGAAGTTCGTGTCGCAGATCAATCTTGAGAACAACGCCAAGTACAGGTCGGGCTGGTCGCCGTGAATTACACGCAGCTTTCTACACTGATTCAGGATTACTGTGAGTCTACGGAGCAGAGCTTCGTGGCTAATATCCCGACTTTTGTGCAGTTAGCTGAAGAGCGGATTTACAACTCCGTTCAAATCCCGGCCATCCGTAAGAACGTCACGGGAACGATGACGAATACTTTCCCGTACTTCCAGTTGCCCTCGGACTGGCTCTCGACGTTTTCGCTGGCCGTGATTGACCCGATCACGGGCGAGTACGAGTACTTGCTGAACAAGGATGTGAACTACATCCGCGCTGCGTATCCGCCGCCGAATAGTTATGGCAAGCCCAAGTACTACGCGATCTGGGACGACAACACCATGATCCTTGGGCCGACTCCCGATCAGGCATATACGGCTGAACTGCATTACTACTATTACCCGGCGTCTATCGTGAACGTAGGTAATACGTGGTTGAGCGATAACTTTGAGACGGTACTTCTTTACGGCTGTATCCGTGAGGGCTACACGTATCTCAAAGGTGATCCCGATTTAATGCAGTACTACGAGAATAAGTATCAGGAGTCATTAGCACTCCTCAAACGTCTTGGCGACGGTCTGGATCGTCAGGATGCGTATCGTTCTGGACAAGTTAGGATTCCGGTGACTTGATGTTTAACGGAAGTACAGAAATTGGTGATGTCTTTGTACAGACCACGGATCATCGCGGGCATACTGTAGATGAGATCGCAGAGCGTGCGGCCAACCGTATTCTCAGCGTTGATACGAAAGAAGCCCTGCACTATTGGCTTGTTAAGTACCTTAGTGAAGCACAAGAGGCTGAGCGTAAGGAAATATGCAAGAAGCTAGATAAACAGGGTTATTCGGAAATTGCACATTTAATTGGAGACCTATAATGGCTATTACTCAGGCAATGGCGACGAGCTTCAAGGTTCAAATCCTTGAGGGCGTACACAATTTTGGTTCAGGTGTCGTTCGCGCTTCGGCGGCTGCGGATGTGTTCAAGCTTGCGCTGTTCACTTCTTCGGCCACGTTGGGTGCTGCTACCACGGCGTATAGCACGACGGATGAAGTGTCCTCGTCTGGTACGAACTACCCGGCTGGCGGCTTGACGCTGACGATCTCGCAGGCTCCGACTTCATCGGGCACAACGTCTTTCATCGACTTCGATGACTTGACCTTCCCGAGCGCGACGATCACGGCGAACGGTGCGTTGATCTACAACGCTACGCAAGGTAACAAGGCTGTTGCGGTTCTGGCTTTTGGCGGTGACAAGACCTCCACGGCTGGTAACTTCACCATCCAGTTCCCGGCTGCTGCTGCTTCGACTGCGATCCTTCGCATCGCCTAAGTAGGCTACGTCTGTGACAGACGTAGTGGTAGCCCTTGACGGCTGGAACTCCATTACAGGATGGGGCGAAGGTGGTTGGGGCACAGCTTCTGTAAGCTTCACCGGTACCGGTGAGGTAGGCACTGTTGCGCTTGTCACAGATCAGGTTATTGCAGTCACCGGCCTTGGGGCGACGGGTGAACTCGGTACGGTATTTGTTAATACCGATCAGGTCATTCTTGTCACAGGGCTAGAAGCTCAGGCAATTCTGAGTGATGAAGTTGTCGTTGCTGATGCCATTGTTATTGAAGATGGTGTTGTAGGAACAGGTGAGACTGGCGATGTAACGGTCTTCCTTGAACTTATCGTACCGGTTACAGGCGTTTCGGCGTCTGGACAGATTGGTACGGTATCGCTTGTCACTGATCAGATTTTGTCGGTTACGGGAGTTGAGGGCACATTCCAGATTGGTAACTTTACTGTTATCTCTGGGCACACTCAGGTTATTACTGGACTCGCAGCGACCGGTGAACTAGGCGATGTAGCGGTCTTCACTGATCAAGTTCTGGCTGTAACCGGACTTGAGGCAACTGGAGAGACCGGGACGCTATCGTTCGTAACAGATCAGATTCTGGCTGTTACAGCTGTTGCAGGTACTGCTGAACTTGGCGATGCGGTTCAGAACTCTATATACCTCGTCACCGGAGTGTCCGGAACAGGCGCGGTCGGTACGGTAAGTGTTGAAGTTGCATACCCGGTTACAGGGGTTTCTGCGATAGGTAGTATTGGTTCTCAATCGCCCGCTGCTAACGTATGGGGCTTAATTAATACAAACCAGAACGCGAACTGGACGCAAATCGCGGCGTGAGGTAACTAAAGATGGCTAGTACATATTCAACTAATTTGGCCCTTGAACTGATCGGCACGGGCGACCAAGCCGGTACGTGGGGTAACACCACTAATACGAACCTCGGCACGCTCATTGAGCAAGCCATCTCAGGTTACGTCACTCAGGCCGTATCGACCGGCACTGACACGACCATCACGATCCCGAACGGCGCGACCGGTGTCGCCCGTAACATGTTCATCGAACTGACGGGAACCGGTGGGGCCAGCACAAACCTGATCGTGCCGTCTAACAAGAAACTCTACTTCATCTATAACAACGCTTCAGGCGCAGTGACCGTCAAAGTTGCTGGTCAGACCGGCGTCTCTGTTGCAGCCGGTGCCAAGGTCATCTTGGTGTCGAATGGTACGGATATTGTTGAGGCAACGAGTTATCTGACCGGGATTCCGAGCAGTTTAACGGTTACGACTCTTGACGCTACCAACGTAGAAGTTACGAACGTCAAGGCAAAGGACGGCACGGCGGCGATTGTTATTAGCGATACGTCGGGCAACGTCGGGATCGGCGGGACGGCGGGCGGCAACGTAAAAACTCAATTGCTGGGAAGTTTCCCGGTTTTAGGCGGCAACACCAACACAAACGGCATAGCCGTAGCAATGGAAGTGCCTAGCGCCATTACGAGTAGTGCTTACGTTTTTCGTTCGCTTCCGTCAATTGCCGCATCTACAGCAACAACAAATGTTTATCAGTATGGAGCAGCCAACGTCACATTAGGCTCTGGCGCCACGCTTACTAATAATTATGGGTTTTTTGCAGATGCAATGACATCTGCCACCAACAACTACGGCTTCTACAGCAACATCGCCTCTGGCTCTAACCGCTGGAACTTCTATGCAAACGGGACGGCAGCGAATTATTTTGCGGGGAATGTGGGAATTGGTACGGCAAGTATATCGTATAGAGTAACTAACAACTTTGACGCTCCCGCCACATGGGGAAACGACGCTGGTAATTTTATTGAGATGTGGCAGAACAGCGGCACCAATGCGCTGGGTGTTGCAATGGGTGATGACTCTATTGCGTCGTTTACCACTAACAACGGCTATAACCTTGTGCTTGCCACCGATGGAACGGAGCGTATGCGTATTGCTACGTCTACCGGCAACGTCGGGATTAAAACGACTTCTCCTAGCACCACACTTGCTGTATCAGGAACTATTTCTGACGTTGCGGGTAACGTCCGTGACATCCCATCAGCCGGTGCTGCAAAGACCTCGGCCTACACTTTGACTGTCTCTGACGTTGGCGAGTTCGTCACGGTCGGTTCGGGCGGCAGTATCACGGTACCCAATAACACGTTCACGGCAGGTAATGCTATCTCTATCTACAACGATACGACTGGCAACATCAGCATTAACTGCCCGATTACAACGGCGTACCTTGCTGGAACCAATACCGACCGAGCTAGTTTGACACTTTCTACTCGTGGTATCGCCAATGTCCTTTTCATTAATCCGTCTTACTGCATCTTGTCAGGTAATCTCACATGAGCGGGTTACAGCAATTATTTATTGGCGGTAGTTACGGCAATCCACCAACTAGCGTTGAATATCTCGTTGTTGCTGGCGCTGCCGGTGGTGGTGCTGGCGGCCAATATTATATATTTTGCGGATGGACATGGTACGGCGGTGGTGGTGGCGGTGGCGGCTTTCGCACTGCGACTGGATTTTCTATAACTAAAGGAACAACTTATACCGTCACGGTTGGTGGCGGTGGAGCAGGTGGAACAGACGGGGGCGCGTACGGTAACGGCGGTAGTAGTGGTACTAGTTCAGTGTTTTCTACCATTACTTCCGCAGGGGGTGGCGGAGGTGGAAGTGGCGGAGCCATTGAGCCTTATGACTGTGATGTATCAGGTTACGCTACTAATGGTGGTAGCGGCGGTTCTGGCGGCGGCGGCGGTGCTTGTGGCGAAAGCCCTAGTGCTACAGGTTTCCCTGTTTATCTTGGTTCTGGTGGAGCAGGAAATACTCCGTCTACTAATCCTGCTCAAGGTTTCGCAGGTAACAACTCTTTTGGATCGCCCGGACAAGCGTATGGTTCTGGCGGCGGTGGCGGTGCTAATGGTACTGCTGGTCCTTCTAATCCGCCGGGAGAAGCCGGACCCGGTAAGGCTTCATCTATTACTGGTACTTCGGTGGTTTATGGTCAGGGCGGTTATGCAGGTGGCTCGTTTTACGGTAGCGGTGGTTCGGGCGCTGCGAACTCAGGTAATGGAGGGCAGGGTGGTACTAATGGTCCAAAAGCGGGTGGAAGTGGCGGTTCTGGTGTAGTGATCATTAGATATTCTGATAGTTTTGATAACGCATCTGCTACCACAGGTTCACCCAGTTTAACTGTTTCCGGTGGGTACAAAATCTATCGGTTTACTGGTTCTGGCTCAATTACTTGGTGATACATGGCACATTTCGCACAACTTGATGAAAATAACGTTGTAGTTCAAGTAATTGTTGTTAAGAACAGCGAAATACTTGACGAAAACGGTAATGAGTCAGAGGAAAAGGGTATCGCCTTTTGTCAGGCTTTACTTGGTATGGAGCCCCGCTGGGTTCAGACTTCTTATAACGGTAATTTTCGTGCTAGATATGCAGTGATTGGGCACACATACTACCCGTCTTATGATGCTTTTATCGCGCCTAAACCTCGAAAAAATCCATCATTTATAATTGACCCGATTAAATTTGATTGGGTTCCGCCGGTACCTAGACCGACTGATGATGTTTATAAATGGAACGAAGATCTTGTGGCTTGGTTACGTGTTCCAGCGCCGTATCCGTCTTGGGTAATGCAGGGAGAACCGCTTACATGGGTTGCACCTGTACCGCGCCCTGATGACGGTGGTAACTACAGGTGGGATGAATCAAGTCTGTCTTGGATTTTAGTAACTCAGCCGTGAATTTGTATCCTATATTCCCTACGGCGGTTGCTAAATTTGAACTTGGGCGCGAGTTTAGTTCTGACGAAATCGCGTTTGTTGATTCCCAGCCAACTTATAAAAACATGGGTAACACGACGAGTAATGATCGGTATGTGTTGCAGCACTGGACGATGGCTAAACTACGCGAATTTACTGAAGCTTGCGTAGCTGAATATTTTAAGTCTATTTACGTACCAAAACACAGCGTATCGCTACGCTTGACGCAATCATGGTTGAACTACACTAAAGCCGGTGAATTTCACCATAAACACGCCCATCCTAACTCGTTTGTGTCGGGGGTTCTGTACCTCAAAGCAGATAGAACAAAAGACAAAATTCATTTTTATAAAAATTCGTATCAACCAATCACACTACCAACCGACAACTACAACCTCTACAACAGTGATTCGTGGTGGTTTGAGGTTGGCGCTGGCGATTTGATGCTATTTCCGTCAAGCCTGACACACATGGTAGAAACCGTGCAGGGCGATGATCGTGTGTCTTTGGCGTTCAACACGTTTCCGGTTGGGTATATTGGTGAGGAAGAAAGCCTAACCGCACTGCATTTGAAAGGGTAGCAATGTGAATTTAAGATATTTTGATGCCCCTATTACCTACGTTTTAATAGACGATTACTTTGCAGATAGCGAAGTAGCACAAATTTGGTCTGAGTTGCATGTTCTGTCTAAGCACTTAAGACCGGGATCAGAAACCGAATCTGCTAAGTTTCCGGATGGGACTATTAAAAAGAAAAACTCTGGTATTTTTTTACCTGATGTGTACAAAAACCTGATGGTTTCGCCAATTTTTTCTTTTAATAGAAAAATATTTTCTAGAGAAATAGTTGAAGAAATTGTAAGTTTTGACAGAGTGTTTGGGTATTTACCAATAACTAATTCTGACAATACTTTGGTGCAATTCTACCAGAATGGCGATTACTACAAACCGCACCATGACACGTGTCTGTATACATTGATAGTAGCGTTCTACAAAACGCCAAAGTTGTATGGCGGCGGGGTATTGAAGTTTGACGATTACGAGGTTGACTTAAAACATAACCAAGCGGTGTTTTTCCCATCTTACTTACAACACGAAGTTACAGAAATAGTTTCAACCTCAGACAATTTTATGAACAACAGGATATCTATTAGCACTTTTGTCGGCATTCAAAATAATTAATTTTAATTGTTAAACGTATATCTTAATTTTATAAAGGAGTACTAATGGAATCCGTCAAACTTGAAATGACCCTTGATGAAGCGGTCGCCATCGTAAATTTGATTGGCTCGTTGCCTACTTCGCAAGGAGCTTTCCCGCTTTATATGAAACTGAAGGAGCAGGTTGAACCGCTGCTCCCAAAGCCCGAGGAGGCTAAATAAATGAATACTGTATGGAAAGTTCGGCAAATAGAAGCTCTGTCTCAGAACGGCCTTGATAACGTCGTCGTGACGGTGTGCTTTGACATTGACGCAGATGAAGACGGGCTGAAGGGTTTTGTGCAGGGCGACACTAAGTTGCTTGCACCTGATGCCGCTAACTTTACCGACCTCGCCAGCATTACCGAAGATCAGGTCATTCAATGGACCAAGGATGCACTCGGCGCTGATGGCGTAGCGCGTTTTGAAGGTATGGCGCAGCAGCAGATCGACAACCAGAAAGCCGCGCAGCCGAAGGTCGTTCCGCTACCGTGGGCACCGCCGGTTGAAGTACCTGTTGAAGAACCCGTGCAAGTTCTTAACGAGGGCTAAGCCATGATGACAATGATCTCAACCTTCCTGTCTTTCTTGGCGGGCGGGCTACCTAAAATCCTCCAAATCTTCCAAGACCGGCAGGATAAGAAACATGAGTTGGCTCTCGTCGCTGCCCAAAAAGAGCGGGAGTTAGCCTTGGCTGAGCGCGGCTTTATTGCCCAAGCACGGGTAGAAGAGATCAAGCTGGAGCAAATTCAGACTCAGACAGCGGGCGAAGAACGCCAAGCCCTGTATCAACACGACATGGAGATCGGCAAAGGCGCGAGCCAGTGGATGATTAATCTACGGGCATCGGTTCGTCCGGTCGTGACCTATATCTTTGTGCTGGAACTTGTTGCCATCAATATTGCGGGTGTCTGGTACGCCTACAACACGGGTGTGCCGTTTGCCGCTGCGATGGCTGAAGTATTCTCGGATGACGAGATGCTGATTCTGTCTTCCATTATTGCGTTTTGGTTCGGGACACAGGCTTTTGGCAAAAAGTGAAAGTCAGCCCTGCCGCTATTCAGATGATCAAGCACCACGAAGGGGTGAGGACTAAGCCTTACCGCTGCCCGGCGCTTTTGTGGACGGTGGGCGTCGGCCATGTGATCGACCCGGCTCATGCGACGGTGAAGTATGAGGAGCGCAAGAATCTACCGATACCCGCTGGCTGGGACCGCATTCTCACGATGGACGAGGTGGATCGGATACTTTCTCAAGACCTTGGCCGGTTTGAGCGTGGTGTGGTTCGACTTTGCCCTGCTGCTGTTGGCAATCAGGGAATCTTCGATTCTCTCGTCAGTTTTGCCTTCAACGTGGGTCTTGGCAATCTCCAACGCTCTTCCCTTCGGATGAAGACGAACCGGGGTGAGTTTGAGGAGGCGGCTGACGAGTTCCTGAAATGGACTAAAGCTGGTGGTAAAGTACTGCCGGGATTGGTAAAAAGGCGCAACGACGAACGGGCGTTGTACCTGTCAGGGGTCTCGTAATGGCACTTCAGAAACTAGAACTGCGCCCCGGCGTTAACCGCGAATCAACCAGCTATGCCAACGAGGGCGGCTTCTTCGCATCCGACAAGGTGCGTTTTCGATCTGGCTACGCCGAAAAATTAGGCGGCTGGCAAAATATTAACTTTGCCTACACATATAAAGGTGTTGCCCGGTATCTCTGGAACTGGGTCACGGCTGTCGGCCAGAATCTTCTAGGCGTAGGCACCAACCAGAAAGTTTACGTAGAACTGGGCGGCGAGTTTTACGACATCACTCCGCTTGGTAACTCGCTTACGTTATCTAATAATCCGTTTACTACGGCGGCTGGCAGTAAAGCAGTTCAGGTCAATGCCACTGCACATGGCACATCTATCGGCACGTACGTTACTTTTTCGGGCGCTACGACAGTCGGCAGCCTGACTTTAAATGGTGCGTTTGAAGTTGCTTCGGTTCCTAGTGCCAACTCTCTTGTCATTTATTCGCCTACGGCGGCGGGTTCTACGGCTACCGGTGGCGGCTCTTTAGTCGTTGCTCAGTACGACATTGACGCGGGTAACGCTGTCTACACCACCCAAGTTGGTTGGGGCGGTCCTCCGTGGGGTAGTGGTGGTTGGGGGTCATCGTCCCCGGCTGGTATTCCGATGCGGCTCTGGTCAATGTTTAATTTTGGCGATGACCTGATCTTTGCTGAGCGTAGTGGCGAGGTCTACTTCTGGACTAAAGATACTTCTACGTGGGCACGAGCGGTTTCGCTTGAAGAGAAAGCCAACACGGTAGAGAAGACAGCAACTACGGCTACGGCTGCTTCTGGCGCTGCAACTATTGTGGTGGCTGACGCCACAGGCATTAACACGGGGTCTGTTGTATCAGGTACGGGCATTCCAACGGGTACTTTTGTAACTGCCGCTTGGACGGGTTCAACGTCTGTCACGCTTTCGGCAGCGATCACGGCCACGCTCACGGCTTCCGCCGTTTCTTTCAGTTTTGCGGGGCGTCATGTCCCCAACGAAACTAATGTCATCATCGACTCGCCCGTAAACGAATTCACGATTTGTATGGGTTCGACCCCATACGACCCAACGAACTTCAACACGGTTTTCAACCCACTTCTTGTTCGTTGGTCAGACCAAGGCAACCCGTACGAATGGGTGCCTGAAGTTACTAATCAGTCGGGCGAACAAACTCTGTCTCACGGCTCGTTTATTGTAGCTACGCAGAATACTCGTCAGGAAATCCTGATTTGGACAGATACTGCCATCTTTTCGATGCAGTACATTGGACCGCCGTTTGTGTGGAACTTTGTACTGCTTGATCAAGACATTTCGATTGCATCGCAAAATGCAGCGCAGACGGTTAATAACGTCACGTACTGGATGGGTCGTGACAAGTTCTTCATGTATACGGGTCGTGTAGAAACGCTGCCTTGCACCCTTCGTCAGTTTGTCTACAACGACATCAACTACGATCAACTTGATCAAGTTTGTGCAGGCAGTAACGAGGGCTTCAACGAAGTCTGGTGGTTCTACCCGTCAGCAAATAGTTTTATTAATGATCGTTATGTAATCTATAACTACCTTGAGCGTATTTGGTATTACGGCAATATCAATCGCACGGCGTGGTCCGAGCATACCCAGCGTAACTATCCAATCGCGGCGTTCTCTATTCAGACTTCGTACCTTGCTACGTCGATTGATTCGTCCATTACGACGATTGCCTTGGTAGATGCTGCAACGTACCCGTTAAGCGGTACGGTTACGATTGATTCTGAGCAAATCACGTACGCCAATATTGTTAACAATACCCTTACTGGGTGTGTGCGTGGCGTTAATGGAACAACGGCTACATCTCACACTCAATACACGGTTGTCAGTCTCAGGATTCCGAACCAAGTCTTGTTGCATGAAGTTGGCAACGACGATGCGTCGATCAATCCGCCCGTGCCGATTGAAGCGTTTATTGAGTCGTCGGACTTTGACATTCAAGACGGTCAGAACTTTGGCTACGTCTGGCGTATATTGCCTGACCTCAACTTCACGGGATCAAGTGGGGCTAACCCGTCTGTAACGCTCACCGTTAAACCCCGTCAGAATTCAGGCAGTAACTACACCGCTGCCGATACGCCGACCGTTACCCGAACATCGGTGATCCCAATTCAGCAGTACACCGGTCAGGTCTATACCCGAGTGCGCGGTCGTCAGATGGCGTTCCGTGTGGACTCAACTGATCTTGGTGTAGCGTGGCAAATGGGCATGATGCGTATTGACGTTAAACCGGATGGACGACGATGACCGTCGCTCGCGGTGTAGTGCCGCCGAACTTGCCGGTTGCTCCGACTGATTATCAGGTTCGATATCAGGATCAATTAACTAACATCCTACGTCTGTTTTTTAGCCAGATGGCTAATCGGGTTAATTCCCCGACCGCACACGCTTCGTACTTTGACACTACGACGCAGACGAATCCGGTAGCCGATGCCGTCAACTTATTTACTTATAACTCGGTTGTTACTCAACAAGCCGTTACTCGTGGCGTACCTACATCTAGGATATTTGTAGCCCAGACGGGTATTTATAACTTTCAGTTCTCGGCTCAGTTAGACAAGACGGGCGGTTCGGCTAGTGCGGTCTATATCTGGCCCCGTATTAATGGGATTAACCTACCGGATTCGGCTACCAAGATTGTCATCGACGGCCCCAACAACGAGATCGTGGCGGCTTGGAACTTTGTGTTGGTGATGGAAGCAGGGGACTACTTTGAGTTGGCTTGGGAGGCTGCCGATACCAACGTGGTCATCCCTTACGTAGCCGCTACGGGCAATATCCCGGCGATTCCGTCCATCATCCTAACCGTCACTTGGGTGTCGAACTACGAGGCAAACGAGTGATACCATTTAAGAAACCTTTCCCCTTGGGGGGCTTATGAACCAATATCCTGCGGCGGGACTTGCGTCCCTTGTAGCCGCTCAAGGCCGTGGCGGGGATAACACCCTTGTCCATATGACCCCCGACGAAGTGCGGGCTTTACAGGAACTAGCCCGTGCTCAAGGCATGGAACTGCCGGTCAATCCGGTAACGGGGCTTCCTGAAGCGTCGGTTCTGGGCAACTTCCTCAAAGCTATTTGGGGTGGGGTCAAGAAGATCGGCACGGCGGCAATTCAGAATCCGCAGCTCACCAGCACGTTAGTCGGCACAGCGTACGGGGCTATCAAAGGTGACCTGCAGAAGGGCCTCGATGCTGGTATGAAAGCCTATCTCGGCACGCAAGTGTTGGGTGGCATCGCCTCGGCGGTTGAGCAGTCTAAAGCTGGAATACCGGGAATTGCTGGCCCTGCTGGCTATAAAGAAGCCCCTCGTGGTGCGGATGACTTTGGCGAAATTGCGCCGGGACTTATCGAAGGAGCCGCAAAAGCTACTAAGCCCACGGTCAAAAAACCATTTGAAAACATCCTTGAGAGCATATTTAAAGGCCCTCAACAAGGTCAGGCACAATCGCAAGGATTAGGTTCTTTCGGGGACGTAGCTTCGTACATTCCGTTGATGTACTTGATCAACCGTGCCGAGAGCCAGAAGTACGGCATTCCGAAGGCGGAACCAACTCAATACTTCAGGACTCAGTTCCAGCAGGGTCAGATGAATCCGCGTTGGGGCGAGCCGGGACAGCCTTACTTCATTAACCGTGGCTACACGCCGGGGCAGTACACGCCGCAGAACTTTAATCCGCAGCAGCCTCCGCAGCAGCAACCCCCACCTACGCCAGCCCCTACTAGGCCCCCATCGTCGGGGCCATTAGATCAAGATCAGCAGCGTCCGTTCTTTATGGCGGGTGGCGGTATCGTGCCGCGTCCCAATCCTTCTTATCCGATGAGTCGGGTACAGCCTGCTGGCTACGAACCTCCGACCAATATGTTTACTGGTGAAGAGGGTTTTGCCGAAGGCGGTCTTTCGGAAACAGCGAGTAACCTACAAGAAGAGACTGACGAAGAAAGGAGGCGGAAATACTTCGAGGCTCTCCGCCCTTTCGCTCCCGCTCTGGCTGACTTTTACCGCAGCAATGCTCCCTCGGGCATTGCGTCAGCTCAGGGCGTGACTCCTTTTATCAGCGGTCAAAATGTAGATCCCACGAGAGCGGAGCGTCCTACTCCGCCCGGTTTTGATAATTACCTTAGTGATCTACGTACAGACTTAATTCCATTTAAACAGACTCCGCGTCCCTTGATGCCGCGACCTCCGACAGGCGTTGCATCTGGACCGGATTTGCAGCCGTATGATCCGGAACTAGCGGAGTGGTATCGGTCGTTGTTGAGACCGCCCGGGCCTGCTCGGGACATCAGTGACTATGAGCGTTATTTAGAGGCGCTTCGTAAAGACTTGAGCGGAGATTTTACTAATCGTCTCCGTCCTCCTGTCATGTATACGATGCCGCCTACGACGACCCCGGCTCCGACGATGCCGTCGTGTAAGGTCGGATTTACGTTTGATTTTGATCGGTGGCAGCTTGGACTAGATCCCTGCATCGAGAACACGCCGGTTCCGACACCCGGGCCTCCCGGTACAGGTGGACCTCCCGGCACAGGCGGACCTCCGGGAACTCCGGGACCCACAGGCACACCCGGCCCCACTGGCACACCCGGCCCAACTGGCACTCCGGGACCCACAGGCACACCCGGCCCCACTGGCACACCCGGCCCCACTGGCACACCCGGCCCAACTGGCACTCCGGGACCCACAGGCACACCCGGACCTACTGGCACTCCGGGACCTACTGGCACTCCGGGACCTACTGGCACTCCGGGACCCACAGGCACACCCGGACCGACGAGTACGCCTGCTCCGACGAGTACGCCTGCTCCGACGAGTACGCCTGCGCCAACTAGCACACCGGCTCCGACGAGTACGCCTGCACCCACAAGCACTCCGGCTCCGACGAGTACGCCTGCACCCACAAGCACTCCGGCTCCGACGAGTACGCCTGCACCCACAAGCACTCCGGCTCCGACTAGCACTCCGGCTCCGACGAGTACGCCGAGTCCGACCACGCCCGCGCCTACGACGCCTGCACCTACGACTCCTACTCCCACTACACCGAGTCCGACGACGCCTGCGCCGACAACCCCAGCGCCCACAACTCCGGTACCTACACCGACAATCCCAATTTGTCCGCCGGAGACTCGTTTTGATTTTGATAGGTACTTAGCGGGACTAGATCCGTGTATACCAATTACACCAACGCCCAATCCTCAATGTTCTCAACGAGGATATGTTTTTGACCCAAGCGTTGGGCGCTGTCGATTTAACGGTTACGGCGACGGAGATTGTGAAGCCGTTTACGGTTACGACTACGAGTTCGATCCCGATGCTGACGGTGGTTTAGGTGCTTGCAGAAAGAAATCGGTTCCACCGACATCTGCACCGACTCCGGCTCCTACGCCTGAACCGACCGGATTTACTCCACCTCCTATTGGTGAATGTCCGCCGGGGACGGAAGCTGATCCGCTTCTGCAGCTCCTCGGCCTTACGATTTGTTCTCCTATCCGTGAGACGCCGTCCCCAAGCGGTACACCGCCGACTGGGACCCCACCAACCGGAACGCCGCCGACTGGAACGCCTCCGAGTGGTACGCCAAGTCCGCCAAGTGGTACGCCAAGTCCTCCGAGCGGTACACCAACTCCTCCGAGCGGGACACCGAGTCCCACGGGCGGTGAAACGCCGTCTCCGGATACGGGATGTCCTCCGGGCTTTAAGAAGCACCCGTACCGCGATGGCTGCATCTTCGACACGACTGAAGTAGAACTGCCGGATGAGTTTGGTAACTGCCCAGAGGGTTACACCAAGAACCGGACGGATGATTTCTGCTATCGCAGCACAGATACGGGTTTGACGAGTGGCACGACGCCACCTCCGTCTACGACTGCGCCTCCCGCGTCTACGCCGCCTCCGAGCGATGATGAGTTAATCGGTGAGTACGCTAGGAACGGTCGTTGTCGCTCAGGATATGTACCTGAAATCGGGCCTAATGGTTATCCGACCGGTAACTGCATGGTTCCGAATGACGAAAGAGAAATTGATCAAGCAGAAGTTGACTGTATAGCCAGCGGCGGTCGATATGACAGAACCACTGGAGAATGCCAAAGTGCTTATTACACTGGGTATTGCGTCAGTGACGACGGACGAACGATATACCCGGCTGATCCTTTCTTAGGCTGCTGGAGAGGTGGCCGGTTTACTCAGGATAAAGGTTATGACGGGTATGATCCCAGCATGGCTTCTGGAGGCATCGTGAAGAGAAAGACTAAAAAGTACCAAATGGGCGGTATTGCTGAATTGACTCGCGACCCGCGCATGGGTGGTGCTGTTAACCCTGCAGATGGCTACAACTTTGGATTCGCTGCCGGTGGTTTGCCGATGATGCCCGAGTACAAAGCCGGTGGTAGACTCCTGCGAGGAGCGGGTGACGGCATGTCAGATGACATCCCCGCAGTGATTCGTGGTAAAGGCGTTCAACGCGCCGCTTTGGCAGACGGTGAATTCGTCGTCCCCGCCGATGTGGTGTCGCACTTGGGTAACGGCTCAACGGAGGCCGGTGCAAAGAAGTTATATAAAATGATGGAGCAGATCCGTCGTGCGCGAACTGGCACGGGCAAGCAGGCCCCCCAAGTCAATCCCGACAAGTACCTGCCCCGTTCGTCGCCTAAAAAGCGGCGTTGATGGAGGACATTTAAATGGCAGAGCCAACTACTCAATATAGCGTCACCTCCAACATCCCCGAGTGGGCCAAGGAATACGCCACTAAGCTTCTCGGTCGCGCTCAGGCGCTGACGGAACCCATCTACGATCCAAAAACTGGACTGTATACACCGCAGTACACCCCGTACGGTGGAAGGCTAGTCGCCGGATTCAACCCGCTCCAAGAACAGGCCATGAGAGATGTGGCCCGTATGGATGTTGCTCCGGAAATGGGGCAGGCCACGGGCTTTACGGGTTTGGCTGCGCTGCAAGCTCAAAACATGGGGCGATACAACGCTTTTCAACCCGGACAATTTTATCGTTCACCCATGCAGCGTCCCGGGATGATCCAGTCCTACATGTCGCCATACATGCAGGGCGTTGTTGAGCAGCAAAAGTCGCAAGCAGTTCAAGATTACAGAAGGCAGATTCCGGGCATGGGTGCAGCCGCAGCCCGAGTGGGTGGTCGTGGCGGTACTCGTGAGGCACTGCTTCAAGCGGAAGGGCAACGTAATCTTAACGAGCAGTTGCAAAACATTCAGGCCACGGGACTACAGAACGCATTCCAGCAGGCGCAACAGCAGGCTGCACAAGATGCTCAGCTTCGCGCTCAATATGGACTGGCTGGCGCTCAGTTGGGTGAAGAGTCACGGCAGTTTGGTGCCAATCTTGGCTTTACTGGACTTCAGCAGCAGTTGGCTGCAGCGCGTCAATTGGCTGACATCGGCGGAGCGACTCAGGCTCAGCGCCAAGGTATCTTGCAAGCGCAGTTTGGTGCCGGTCAGCAAGGACAAGACTTGGAGCAGCGCAGACTCTCCGCGCTCTATCAGCAGTTCATCGACGAGCAGCAGGCTCCGTATCGTCAGCTTGGGTTCATGTCGGACATCCTGCGCGGTACGCCTGCTTCGGCGACGACGACAAACATTTATCAGCAACCGCCTAACTTCCTTGCCTCTACGATTGGCGGTGCAGGTGGCCTTGCCACGCTCTTTGGAGGGTTGGGGCGATGATCGGTCCAGTCAGCGAAACCGGGCGAACGATGATGACTTCGCTCCAGCAGGCCATCCAGAAAGGGATGCCGCCTGAACAAGCCGTTGCTTATGTCAAAAGTATGGCAGTGGATGGGGTTGCGCCGTTGACGGACCTCTACTCCATGATGAAACAGTTCCAACGTCTCAAAGAACCGCAGCGCCAGATGCCGGAAGGCGGCACTTTGCGTGACCAGCTCAACATGCTGGAGAACGTGCGCGAGCCGATGGAGCAGGGCTTGGGTGGTATGGATGCAGGAGCGATGGAGGCTCCGTCATTTGCTGGCGGCGGTATCGTTGCGTTCCAGCAGGGTGGCGTGTCGGCTGCTCCTCCGATGGACCCGTCTGATCCTAACTACGTCAAAAATTTGATGGAGTACTACGGCCAGTACGGTAGACCGCAAGGCGAGTTTGTTGACGAGCGAATGGAAGCTAGCGAAGAGGCTGCTAAAAAGTATGGCCTCGGTCAGTACGGCGAGTTAGCCAAAGCGCAGAAAGCACGAGCGGCTGAGATGCAACGTGCCCTTCCGGGCCAAGAAGCCGAAGAGCGTAAGCTCGACCGTGCTGAGTTTTTCTTCAATCTGGCCGCTGCCGCTGCTGATCCCGGCGCGACGTTTGCGACATCTTTGGGTAAGGCAGGCTCGGGTTATACCAAGGCCCAACGTGCCACCAACGAGAGACTTCGCAATCTGCAGAAGGAAGCTCAAGATGCGGGCCTCAAGATGTTGGAAGCGGAGCAGCTCCGCAAGGAAGGCGACTACAAGACTGCGAATCAGCTTTACACCCAAGGTCGTGAGCAGGCCCTTGAGACCGGCATGAAGATTTGGGAAGAGACAGGTCGTCGAGAAGATCAGGCTGCGATGCGACGGACAATGATCGCGCAGGCGAATGCCGATCCGGGCGGACTCAAGGCGCTTACAGGTACACTCGCTAAACGGATCGCAAACGATCCAAATATATCTCCAGAAGATGCGTATGCACTGCTGACAGGTAAAACGAGTGGCAGCACTAAAAACCTAATCAATACGTACAATACTATGACGAAGCGTATTACTGACCTTCAGAAAATGCTTCCGAAGACTTTCGGCCCAGATAAAGCAGAGCTTCAGCAGGCGCTACAAGATGCTATCGCGGAAAGAGAACAGTTCAGAGCAAATAACCCAGAACTTGCTGACATTATTCCCGGTATGCAAGATGGTGCAGCCGCTCCTTCACAGAGCGACCCATTAGGTATCCGTCGATAAAATGCCCACGCTTGCAGAAATCCGTAGCCAGTATCCGCAGTACAAAGATCTGTCGGATCAACAGCTCGCCGAAGGACTGCATCGCAAGTATTACAGCGACCTTCCTTTTGACGAGTTTGCGGGAAAAATTGGCTACGCAGCCCCCGAAGAGTCTGGCTTTCTCCGTCAAGCAGCGGATGTACCCGTTCAGTTCGCGACCGGCATAGCGACTGGCGTTCGTCTCATTTCGGATGCGTTCGGTGCCGACAATCCGGTCTCTCAAAATATTCGCGGTGTAGAGAACTACCTGCAGGGACTGCTCAGCGCACAAGCCAAGAATGACCAGCAAGAAATTGCTCGGATCATGAAGGAAGCCGAAGACAAGGGCGTTGGTACTCAAGTCATAGCGGCACTCGAAGCGTTTGGTACGGCACCGGTTGACTTCATCGCTCAGGCTGCAGGTACTGCGGCTCCGACGCTTGCGGGCGGTCTTGCGGCTCAGTTGCTCAAAGCCCCGGCACTCCTTGCTTCGACTGGTGTTGGTGCCGTCATGGGCGCGGGCACAGTCAAAAGTTCGATCTATGACGAGGTCAAGCAGACTCTTACTGACCTTGGCGCGTCACCAGAAGATGCCGAAAAGAAGGCCATACTGGCGCAAGAGTACGGTGGCGAGAACCTTGATCAGATCCTGCTAGGCACCGTGATTGGTGGTGCTGCGGGCCGGTTCGGTATTGAATCCAACGTAGCCAAAGCAATTGCTGGCGACATCGGCAAAAAGACCGTACTGAAGGCAGCAGCCCAAGAAGCCGCGCCGGAAGCGATTCAAGCAGGTCAAGAGCAAGTTGCTCAGAATATCGCCCTGCAGCGTGAAGGCGTAGATGTCCCCACATTCCGTGGCGCTGTCGGTGCCGGAACGTTAGAAGCACTAGCAGGGGCTGGGCTTGGTGGCCTTGGTGAGTTGGCTACTCGACGTCTCGGACCTGAGCCGGAAGCTCCACCAGAAGCACCGCCAGAAGTTACGCCGGAGGCGACGCCTGCTCCAGAAGCGACTCCTGCTCCGCCCGCTCCACCTGTTGCAGAAGGTGAGGCTGCACCGCCTTCGCGTGAGCAGTTGCTGGCAGAGTTTGAAGAAGTTGAACCGGCTCCAGAAAGCGAGACCGCACAGAAGTTTGAGTCTGTTGTTGAGAAGATTAGGGCGACTGAACCGGAAGCAGCGGCGGCAGTTGAGCCAACAGTTACAGCGGAACCTACTCCTCCGACACCGACTACTGCCCCCGAAGAAACCGTAGTAGATTATGACGCCATAGAAGCGGAGCAAAACCGTGTCCTACAGCAAACACTCGCGACGGCAGATATCGATGCAGAACCCGCAGTATCCGCCCCAACTGCTGCGGCTCCTGTCGAGGCTAAGCCTAGAGGACGTAGAGGACGCGCTGCTGCACCTGTATCAGGAGAACCCGTCACCGCCGCAGAAGCCGCAACTCCGGGAACTCTCAACGAGGGAGTGGGAAATGTTACAGACGCTACTAACCGATCTGTTACTGGAAGCGGTGACCGAACCCCTGCACTAGAGAAGCAGACTGTCGAGACCCCGCTAGAGCGGTATGAGTCCGTTCTGCGTCGTATTGAAGGTCTGGTCACGGCTCGCCGTGCGACTCCGATCATCGTCAATCGCCTTCGTACTCAGGCTCGTGAAGCCAACCCAGTACGTAATCCAGAAGGCTACGAACTCATCCTCAAGCAGGCCGAGGAAATCCTTGACCGGTTTGAAGACTCTGCAGAAAAGATTGAGTCCGATCAGTCTGGTCGCGGCATGGACCTGCGTGAGCAGCGTCTCAGAACACAAGAAGGCGTCGCCCTTGACCGTGCCCAGCGTCAGATTGAGCAAGACCGCATCGCTAATTCGCTGCGCGACAGCTACGACCGTAAGCTCAGCGATGAAGAACTCCTACCCAAGTATGCGCTTGAAATGCGCGGGGCGTTGGAAGGCAACGACCTCAAGACTGTAACGCAGCTTTTGGTTGATAAGCGTGCGGCTGTGGACATGGTGCCGAAGCGGATGGAAGCATACCGTCCGGTCTTCACGGCGGTAGCCCGCAAACTCAACAGTGTCGATTTCGGTAACGTCAAAGTCCAAACCGAAGCTACGCCGGGTGCCAACCTTGAGACATTTAAACGTCTTAAAGACGAACACAAATACGCTGAGTACGATCCGGCTAACAACACGATCTACGTTCGCCGCGACAAAATTAACGGCGGCGCTGTCATGCACGAGCTGGTCCATGCGGGCACCGTGCGGGTACTACGGCAGTACGAACTAGACAAGAGCAAACTGACTCCGGAGCAGAGACTAGGTGCTGAGCGTCTGATCGGCGTGTACGACTTGGTCATGCAGCAGACGGGCGACATCTCGTTGGTTCGTGAGTACGAGCCTGCCTTCGATAGCGTCTACGAGTTCGTTGCATACGGCATGACTTCGCCGATGTTTCAGGCTCGCCTTGCGCGGATTGAAGTCCCACTGCCGAATGGCATTAAGAATCTGTGGACGGAGTTCGTCAAAGCCGTGGCCAACATGTTTGGCGTTACGGTCAAGTCAGATGGCATGTCGGCGCTCGACGTTACCGGTCAAGCGTTCAGTGAAATCCTTTCCGCCCCCGTAGAAGAGGGGATAACTGGTGTCAGTCCGCTGGCGGCAAAAGAAGCCGAGAAGACACCCAAGCCGAAAGTCGATCCGCTGGAGCAAGTGAGAAAGCGTCGGCAGGGATTTGAAGCTGAGCGCCTGACGTTCCGTGGTCTCATCAAGAACAGAACGTCGCAGGAAGGAATCCAAGAGATCATCCGTAAGTATCAAGACAGTTTGATCAACGTTCGCGTTTTGCAGCGTGACATGGATCGGGCTGAAGTCGCTAACTGGGCCTCCGGTCAGAACGGTGGCAACACTCTTGCTGCAGCCAACGATGAGTCGGCGGGCAAGTACGACGTAAAAGAAAAGATCATCGCGCCGTTGATGCAGAACGTCATCAAGGCGTACACAGCCTATCAGGCAAAGACAGGACTCAAGTTTGTTGACGCCCTCGACAAGCTCGACATGTTCTTCATCGCTGAGACAAGCGACCAGCGTCGGCTGACCAATTACCTCAAAGAGAAGCCACTGAAGACCACGCCGTCCGTCAGGCTGAAGGGCAGCGACAAACTGATCAGTTACGCGCAGCTTCGCGACATGCTGATCGATTCCGTGCAGACGAACCAAGAACTGGACGGTGCAACCCGTGACGCCATCTATGCACGGCTGCTGCAGCTAGCAGGTATTGAGATCGGGCCGGACGGCAAGCCACGTAAGTCTGCCGATGCTGACAAGTACGCTGATCCGCTGGGCGCTTCGTATGGCCAGTTGGATCGTAAGGGCGAAGCTCGTAAACCGGGTAAGCGTCCGGTCGATTACGAAGATCCTGCGTACGACATCATCCAAGATTGGGACTACGAGACTAACAACGGAATCTTGCGTCAAATGGCGCAGGAGATGAAGCTGTACGGCAACGAGATCAAGGCTGTACGTGAGGCACTGATTCAACTCGACAAGGTGACGCAGCAGTTCAATGCTGAAGCTAATCACCTGACGCAGCCTGCGAAGAATTTGATCAAGCTCTACGGCTGGGACAAGTACGTTCCGTTGATGGGTAAAGTCAAACCCAGCGTCGAGAAAAAGAATCAGGTCCTCTATTTAAATACTGTACCGAACGAAATCCTGCCGGGTTTCCGTGGTCGTGAAAGTGCACCTGATAGCCCGATCATGATGAGTATGATCAACGCCGGTAAGGCAGCGACTCGCGCTGCACGTGCGGACATCGTGCCGACACTTATCAACTTGATTAAGCCTAATTTCAAAAGCGGCAGACAGTACGTCAAGGGCGAGATGGTCGGGGTCATCAAGTTCAATGATCGCTATAAGGGCGAGATCAACTTCGAGGAGACCGACAGCAAGGGCGGCAAAAAGTGGGTCGGTAAGGACAAGTTCTACAACTATCTGCCGAACGGTGACATCGAAGTCTGGCAGGTCAATGATCCCAAGATCATCGAAGCGTTACGTCCAGAGTGGGAGCCGGAGAAGACCACCGAAGGCCGAGTCATGTCTGCCATACGTACGTTTACCAGCATTGTGGGTCAAGGTCATACTCGTTATCAGCCCAAGTTTGCACCGTATGATTTCATTAGAAATACTGTCTTCAACTCTACCGCCATAGCGAACGAGTTGGGACCTGCTAACGGCGCTAAGTATTTTGCGATAGTGGGCAAAGAGGTATTCGGCAAGCTTCGTATTCCTCAAATGCTTCGTGTTGCTGGAGCCTACAACAGCGGCAACATGGAGAAGATTAAGAAGATTGGTGGTTACAACCCCAGTACCAACACATGGCGTGATCCGTTTGTGCGCGATGCGTACCGGTACTTGGAGCGCGGCGGTCGCGTGTCGATTGTCCGTAGCTGGCAGACTCGCAACAAATTTGAAGAACTGCTCGACGATTCAAACAAAGGCATCGCTCGTAAACAGTTTGACAAAACGAAAGAAGCCGTTGATTGGGTCTTTGACTCATGGATGGACGGGTTTGACTTCGTTGCCCGCGTACAGGCGTACCGCAGCGCCATGTCTGTTGCTGAGACTGACAAGAAACTGAAGGGAGAAGCCGCAGAACGTTTTGCACTGAGCTTCGCCAAAAATACAGCAAATTTTGAAAAGAAGGGTATAGAGAAATGGCCCACGGCGTTGTTTGCATTCTGGGGGCCTTCGGCCACCGGCGCTGTACGCGCTTTTGAATCTATCGCGCCTGCATTTAGAAATGCACGTGACGTACTAGAAGAACTGCCGGAAGAAATTAAGAACGACCCAGCGGCTCGTGAGAACTATTTCAATAACTACGTTCAGCAAAAGCGCAATGCTCAGATGACGTTGGGTTTCTTGCTTGGCATGGGTTTTGTGCTGTACGAGATGGCTCGCTCCTTGGGTGGCATGGGCGGCGATGACGATGAGCAGAAGAACTCGGTAGCTTCGGATAGCAAGGAGCTGTGGACGCGCAATGTGCGTATTCCGCTCGACTGGCTCGACTTACCGTCTCTGAAAGATAAGTACTTCCAATTTCCGTGGGGCTTCGGCATGGGAGCCTTCGGTGCAGCCGGTGCACAATTCGCTGCGTTTAGAAATTCTGACCAATCTTTTTCGGAAACGGTCGGTAACCTCGCCGCTATTGCGTCTGACAGTTTCTTGCCCCTGCCGATTGCTCGATATAACCCAACTGATGCGCCTTTGGTGTGGCTATTTGACTCATCACTCCCCACCGTTGTTCGCCCTATTTTTGAATCAATCGCTAACATGAGCGGCACGGGGCAGACTATTTACCGTGATTACTATAACAAGTACGGTCCTGCTTATGGTGGTTCAGAAAATGTTGAAGAAATGTATCGATACATCACGGATACAATTAACAAGGCAACGTTAGGCCGCTATCAATTTGATCCTGCTCAAGTTCGATTCTTCTTGACCGCTTATGCTGACGGGTTTGCGGGTATCGGTGCAGACATGACTAACATTGTCTTGGCTGCGAAGGGAGTCAAAGATTTTGACATCAAGACTGATACAGTATTTTTAGATAGCTTTATCGGTAACAAAATCAGTCCGTCACTCATCAAGTACGGCGAGGCAAGGAAGAAACTGGAAATACTGAAGCGCGGCTACGACACGGCTATCAACAATCCGGACGAAGAGTTCCAGCGCCGTTTCCTTGAAAAGTATCCAGAAGCTCCGGCTATTGTGCAGATGTACAACATGCAGACAGCGCAGTTGAATAAGGTCTCACAGGCGACTAACGCTTACGCTATGTATGCCGAGACACCTGCAGACCGTAAAGCGTTCAAGAAGGAAATGAACGGCGTCCGTGATATGTATATGGATCAAGTGTCGAGTCTGTACGAAGCGTACAAGGGCGATATCGATACTTACTACGATCCTCTCTTCCGGTACGTAACGTCTAAGTAACGCGCCAGACTCGGATGCCGAGGCGTCCATCCTTGGACGAGGGATAGGCTTTCACCTTAACCCCTGCCACCTTGGCTCTATTCTCAACAGCAAACAGCAGCTCGGCTGGGCGCAGCGTTGGGATAAAGAAACTGTCGCCCACGTTCATCCCGTCAAACGGAAAGATCCATTCCGGCTCACGGATTCTGTTCATTCTTGCTCAAGAGTTCTTCGGGCAGTCTAGCCTTGATGGCATAGACGGCAACCGCGTTGTCGTAAAGTCCTTTGCCCCAGCCGCCGCAGTTGTTGATGATGCGCTGCCGGTCGATCTTTAAACCATGCGCCTTCATGGCCTCCTCAAACTCGCGGGTGCTGACCTGCTTCGGAGCTAAGAACTTCTTCATCGCACTCTTAGAGATGTAGTGCGTACTGTTAAAGATCTCGGATCTACCCATCACAGGCTTACCCAGCGCAGGCGTCTGGATCAATTTGCCGGGTTCCTCCAGCACGAGGATGCCAGCCCAGTTCTCCATGAAGAACTCTGTCAGTAGGCCCGGGTAGTCGGTCTTGTTGATCTTGACCGTGTCTTCCTTCAACTGAATCACTTCGAGGATGACGGCATCGAAGATGCGCTCAAGGTCCAGATCAATGATCCCAGCCTCGACGGCCAACTCACCACCCGCGAACGTCGCAGCCACAACATGGCGGTAGAAGCGATAGCCCGTGTCGTTACCTACGCGGTCGTTGAACCGCTTGTACCACTTGTCTACAAGGGCCTTGACGTATAACTGACCCTTCTTGAAGTAGTACTGGATGAACTCGATACCGGCGTGACCGTAGTGAAACCGGAACTTGTCGAAGTACTCGATACCCACTTCATCAGTGAGCCACTCAGGCTGCTTGATCCTGAACTCGATGAGACGCGCCATCTCGCCGTCCGGGCTTTCCTTCAACGACTCCAGCTTGTTGTAGATCGACTGGTTGCTCGTGAAGAACGTAATCATCGAGGCAGAGGCTTCGTGCTCACGCTCAGCATTAGTCGAGGCTTGCATACGAATCTTGGCCTTGCCATGCGAGACCGAGTG